TGGACCGATTCTGAGATCTAATGTACCAACAATTGCTAACATCGCAAATTGGTTAGGATTTAATGATGCAGGTGTTGTTGTTACAGTAAGAACTGCATATGTAGCAGAAGCCGGTACGGCATCTGTTGCAATGACTTTATAGTAATAAGTTGTGTTTGGAACTAAATTTGTATCATTCAGGGTTAATGCTGTTTGACCTGTTAAAATATTTCCGCCGCCAGGTGTGAATCCTGAACTACTTGTATCACGGTACCATTGATAAGTATAAGGCGCTGTACCTGCTGTTGCAGCGGTAGCGACTAATTGAGCTGTAGTCGAGCCAATAAATACTGAGGATAAAACACCTGCGGTAATCGACATATTTTTTTTCTCCTTTAAAAATAAATTATTCTTTAATAATTAAGCGCCAAACAATGCTTTTCCTCTTTCAAGTCTATCCATGACAGGATCAAAATCAGTTTCATTTTCTACATTCTTCAAATGAGCATTTTTTACTGTTTCAAAATTTTCTTTCTTTTTAAGAGAATTTTTCATTTTTTTGTTTTTAATTTCTTCTTTTTCTTTCATTTTTTTTCTTTTATCTTCATCATCATCTTCGTCTTCATCATCATCTTCGTTTTCAATATCTAAACCTTCAGGAGACATATCAAGTCCCTTAGTCGTATCCATTTCTTCGTTTTTCTTTTTCATATTTTCATATTTTTCTTTTACGTCTTTATATTCTTTAAGCATATCTCCAACGTTCAATATAGTTCCATCTTCCAGTTTTATTTTCATATCAGGAGATGCTTCGTTCAATTTTTTCTTTTCTTCAAATTGATCCATCTCATTTACGATTTGAAAAATAGACATTTCTCTTCCAGATGTTGGAAGAGCCACGCACACTTTTTCATAATCTATTGAACTTTCTATAGGCTTTCTTTCAAAAAAATTTAATATACTTCTCATTTTAGGTTTCTCCTGTGGTTTTGAGTTTGAAATACGAGCTAATTGTGTTTTTAAATTTTCATTATAAGATTTATATTCTGAAGGGGTCATGATAACTGATTCGGCATAACGAGGATTTCTTACAATAGCAAGATGTTCATATTCTCCGTCAACAACTTCATTATCATAATCAACTCCGTTCCATATTCCGCGTTTACCATTCATTTTTGGCTTATAAGCATTGGATAATTTATATCCATTTTTTATAGCTCTTTTCCCTTTTTCAGTTGTAATGATAAATCTTGTCCAATGTTTTCCATCATTTGAATTATAAAAGCTATCGTATACCCATCCATCTATTTCACTATTTAATTCATCTAGATTTTGGTTTACTTCATTAACATGTTCAACATAAATAGGTTTACCTGAAAATGAAGAATCCATTTTTCTTAATGTATCTTCATTTAAATATATTCTATGGGATTTATTTTCTTCTTTATATTCGGCCACACCCGGGTAAAAATGCATGCCAAAGAAAATTTCACCAGATGAATTGTTTATATTTATCATAGAAAACTCACTGCATTAAATCCAGTTGTTGCACTTGCACTGACTGCTTTTATTGAAAGTCTTTGTCCAGCAGGAATATAAATTGGGACGATAACACTTCCGCTTACTGTGCATGTGCAAATATCAACTTCAGAACCGGCTATACCAGTTGCTAGTTTTAATAATTGTCCAGATGTATCTGTGATTTGTAATTTTGAGCAGGAAGAAGTTGACGCGACAAGCGTTACATATGCGCTAGTTGTTACGTTAGTCGTAGCATAAGCAAGAATATTAGTTGTCAAAAGAAAGACTCCGCGTTTTATTTTTTTAAACGCAGCACTGGTATAGCAAAACAACGGCAATTATAATCCTGTCCAGGGTTATTACGTCGTTGTGGTTGATCTGGTGCTGTTGTAACGGGAGGATCTGTCCAAGAAAAAATCTTACCTTCTAGTATTCCATGAGAGTAGCGAACTTCTCCAGGCTTGTAAATAGCATTAGGATTTTTTTGATGTGGCATATGGACGCAAGTCCATTTATATTCTGGAATTCCAGCGGCGACATACTTGGATTCTTTATATTTTGCCATCATTAAATTAGTTTCTTGATGAGCCCAAAATTTTGCTTTGTTATAAGATGCACCGTAATTTTCTTGAAAAGATTTAATAAGATTTTCTCTTCTAATTCCTGAAAAAACATTATCTTGAACTGCTTGTCTTAATTTTGGTATTTGCTCTTCAGATACATATTTTTTAAAGTAAAGTCGTAGATTATTCTGCCATTCTACAGCAATCTTTTCTCTCTGTTCATCTGTCAATTGTGGTTCAACTGTGATGTTTTTTACAGATTTTGAAAAATCTTTTTCGATTGTCGATAAATTTTTATCAATGATTTTCGAAATATCCAATTTCTCTGAAATGTTTTGAGGGGACATTTCTTCAAGTTTTTTGTCTATTTCTCTTAGTTTCTCATCAAATTTGTTTTTAGAGAGGGCAATGACACCGCGAATAGTAATAGGGACCTTTGATTCTGCTAACTTATATGAATTATTCTTTGGGTTCCATTTAGCGCCTAAATCCTGCAATTCTTTTGAAATATAAGAATTAAATTTACCGAAAAATTGACCTTCTGCATAATAAACTCTGTTATCTAATAATGCTCTTTCAAGATTACTTATTTTATTATTCTTTATTGTACTTATTTTTTCATTAATTATTGATAATAATGGTGAATATATTTCTTTAATAAATAATTGTAATATTTTTTTATTGATTAAATCCTGATAGGTAATATCTTCTTTTATTGGTTTTAATTCTATGTAATCTTGTTCAAACATTACTCAATTAATTTTCCTTTTTTAACTTCTTTTTTTTCTATATCATAGGGTCTTCTCATTAAAGTATTATTTGATTCCTGAGCCTGTGTTTGACCCCTGGCTCTTCTTAAATAATCCTCATATTTCTTCTTTTCCATTTCTAAAGTATGGTTAACTTCTTGTTGCTTGTCTGCAAACTTTTTAATCTTTTCTTGTAATTTTTCCATGCTTATTTTCAAAGAATTAGATGTTGTTTCTACATTCTTATTGTAATGATTATAAGCTTTTTCTATTATTTGTTCTTCTATATCTTCAAGGGACATACCTGGCGACCATATTATCATTTATTTCTCTCTATCTATTATGTTTTTGAATAATCCCAGGCACGCGGTTTCCGCGTATCTTCTCTATTTGCTCCTGGATCGTCAATTGAAGGTCCAGTTGTTTTATTTGGGTCTGGATTACCATCGTCAATAGCTTTATCACCCAGGGATGGAACACTTTTTTGAGGCTGAACATCCATGACATTTGAATTATCATCTCCTGTTGTTAACATATCTATGCTGTTATCAAGCTGAATTCCAAGTAAATTATCGCGATTACAAGCATCTCTGAATTCAGATGCAGATATGAGCTGAACCTGTGCCGCTTGTGCCAAACGAGAGAATTTAGAGGTTTTTACTTGCTCTTCTTCTACGCTGCTAAGAATTCGAAGGGGTTTGAATTTAATTTCTAAATCAGTCGGAATGAATCCATATTCACGTTGGCATTTTATTTCAATCATTCGAAGAGCATCATATTTTGATTTATTACGAACTTGTCCTTCAACCATAGCATTATAGTTTTCAATATCGTCCTCACCACTGCTAAAACCAGCAGCGCTGATACCAAATAATTTAGTCAAAGGCATGCGCATATCACATGCAATTTGCATACGAATTTCTTTCATTATGTCTGATATACCAGCAAAAGATAATTGCTTTTGTATGTAATCATCTTTCATATCCATTGTGATTGATTTCAAATAATTCTTTTGCCAGTTTGCTATCTCAACTCTTTTTCTTACTTGTTGTTCACCATTTGGAGACAATAAAGTAGAAGCCAGCCCGTCGATTTTAAATACATCGACTTTGAATTCATCTAAAACTTCAAAGGAAAGATTATTTGCTTTTAAATATTGATTTATGCTTCTTACAAGGTGTTCTATAACTGAAAATCCCCATCCCCTTAAGCGTGGGCGAATGAATGATGGCGCGGTTAGACCTTTTAATCTCATGACACGAGATTTATGTAATTTTACTGAATAGTAATCATAAAACTCAAAATCTTGCGTTTGAATTGCAGGGTCATATCCTTCTGTGTTCAATTTATCCCAGAATAGCTCCCAGAGGTCTACAGCGCGAAATTCAAGTGGAGCATCAGGGGTTAATGCATCTAAATCAAGAGGTGTTTCTGGATCTTGATCAGTGATAATGACAATCCCTGCACCGCCAAATAATCGATTCCACTTTATGGCTTGTGCAAGCGTGTTGATATCATCATCTCTATCAAGAGAAATTTGCAGTCTTTTTATTTGTTCTTCGTCTAGTTGTTTAGAAGATATTTCAATCCCACCGCGAAATCCATCATCGACTGGCAAATCAATAATCGTTTGTACAAGGCCATTTTCAACATACAATTCTGAAAGAAGCTGCCGCATGTTAGAAATTAAATACCATCTATTGTTGTTAAATAGGGTATTAACTTGGCTTAATTGAGTTCCAAATGGAGAGTAAGGATCGCCTGGCGTAAACCCGATTGCATCACCAAGCCCATTTTTAACGATATTTTTTGTTTCATTTTTAACATCAACTGAATTCATAAAGTTTTTAAATTGAATATCGTTTATTTCATGCTGTGGATGTGAATTTGGAATTTCACCGGGATTAAAAGCAAGTGAGGGTTTGATAAGATTACTTTTTTGAGTAGAATTTTTTACTTTTCTCACATGTATCTCTTTATTATAAAGCGTTTAAAAGTGATTGGCCTTCAGAGAGAACATTAAAAGCGCCTGAATATACGTCAACGATATCATCATGATTGCCAATTGGGAAATTTTCTAGTTCATTGAAAAATTCTTTATTCCAAGGGGCACGTAAAATTTTGATGTTTCCTGCTTCGCTCTGCGCAGATACCGGTTTTGCTCGTGTCTCTTTGTCTTTTGTATTGCGCACTGTCTGAACTGAAAATCCTGCTAGCATGCGTGTAAAATTCCCAATATCCGACTTTCCTGCAGAACCGGGATCTTCTTCGCCGTAAATAGTGGTCTCATATCCATCCCATGACGCCGTATTTTTTATTAATTTTTCAACATCATTTGGCGTTCCTCTTAGCGATCTTAAATCTATTACTATCCATGTCCCATTCGGATATTTCAGCATTCTGAGTCCACGTGTCCAGTCCGGATCCTTGTTATCTTCATTAACTGCTGTGGCCGCACGATCCCAATAACGTACACTTTTAATCCAGCCACCTGGTACCACATCCAGCATCTCAAACCACTGTTCTTGAAAATAACTGCCTGCTACTGCTCTGACATTCCAATTCGCGCCAAGTAGACGTTCTCTATCAACACGCGAAAGAGCCTCTAAATTTGCAAGATAATCTGGATCCTTTTCCATCAAAATTTTATTATCAGTGACTTTGGCTGAAATGAACGTGAATGATTTGGGAAGAGAATCTTTGCCAAATTTTTCAAATATTTCCTCTTTTGAATTGGCCCAGTGAATAGCGCCGTCTTTTCGGATGAACCAACGGATAACACCTGAGCGTTCAGGAATTGCGAACCCGTTCTCATCTATGTACCAATCTACCCAATCTCGCACCCAAGAATTTACATCAGGGTTGCAAGTGGCACGCACATAAGGTTTAACTCCGCTTGTACTTCTGTTACGTGAGAGCATATAAGTGAATTGAGATTCTGTGAAATGTGTCAATTCATCAAACCCAATAAATGGTATTTGGCTACCTTGCCAATCGTAAATAGATTTCTCATGCTCAAGGTGAGCGAATTTAATTGTGCTCTTGGATGGAAAGCGCCACTCTAAAAATGCTTCTCTTGGGTGTCCTTTGTAATTTTTGTAAATAGCCATAGATTCGTGCCATAAACCGCCAGGGTTTCTAACCTGGACAGAGTTTCGGCGAAAAATAACGCTTCTAAATTTAGGATTATGATAGTGCTTAAGATGTTCAAGTAAAAGCGCATAAGATTTACCACCACCTGCGGCTCCTCCGTAAAATGCTATGTCTGCTGTTGTGCTCAAAAATGTGTACTGTGGGCCTGCTTGGGCGAGGGATAAAACGTCTAACTTATTCTTCTCAAAATTACTTTCGATGACGTCTTTTTGATGTCGAACGTTTTGAAGATGTTTTAAGACTTCTAGCTGCATTTATTATTTATTTTGAAGACATATGGTGCTAACATTTTTTGGATCATTTAAAATTTTTTCTACTTTAAGTTTTCCAACTTCACATAAATTTTCCTTTGAAAATTCAAATGTTTGTATAGTCAATTTATGGGAAAAATCTCCTCCAACCATTATCAAAATAAATAGTGTCCACATTATTCTTCTCCTAAGGTGATCTATCCATTTAAAAACTATCAACCCTTTGCATTTGTTTTTGCAGGGGGGTTAAGCCATTGTCTAATTTATCAAATAATTCTTTTGTTACGCATCCAATAGGCATATCACCTGAATCCATAACATATAACAGATTGTTATTTTCTTCATCCATTTCAAAATAAAGAGGCGTAGTCAGAAATAATATGCCTATCTTCTCCATAATTGACATAAGTTCTAATATTTTTTTATGGTGAATTTTTATTAATTCGTCTATATTTTCAGTCATATATACGATTCTCAGAATCCATATGTGGTTCTGAATCCTCAACATCATCTTTTGATAATCCTGGGTAAAGTATTGAATCAGGGGAATTTATAAGTTTTTTTAGTTTCTCTTTGTATTCTTCTAAAGTAAGACCTTGTTCTTTTGCATATCTTAAAAAATCTTTTTTAGTAATTACTATTTCACAAGGTGCCTCTGATTCATCTTTATTAGAAAGATAATCCTCAAAGAAAGAAATCTTCAGGCTAAGGACTGCATTTTCAATTTTCTGTAACTCATAAGGAAATGAATCATCTTCTTCATATTTTTCTTCTTCAAATCCTTTTTGGATATTTCTAATTATGCCTAAAACCCCGTCAATCGCTTCTAAAAAGCCTTTTTTGTATTCGTTGTTCATTTTTCATTCTTTCTTGGTAAAGGAGGAATATAACTAGGATCTTTTTGTTTATATTTTCTGTTCAATGGCGCATTAAAGTATATATCTAATGGTATAAGTACCATAAATATTATATCAATATATTTAATTAATTCCATTCATATCTCCTCTAAAAAAGTGGGCGGATGAGAAGGCGTTGAACAGTGTTTCATCACTTACCCAGTTGTTCCACCTTGCGCTCCCGAGACAACCCAGACCCACATTTTAATCAAATCTCTTGTAAAAAACGCCTTTTGAGAATGGATCTTTAGTATGTTGTTTTTCATTTATAGAAATTATGTCTTCATAGGACAATTCACATTTGCTAAAATCGATTGTCAACATTTTTTCTTTAAAATAATCTAAAACGTATTTTCTTGCTAATTTTTTCTTTTCAATTTTTTTACGCTTTCTTTTGTTCATATCGCATCCAACTTATCATCTTTAAAATACTTCTTCGCAAACTCATCAAGTTCTTCATAATTCAATTCAAACTTATTTGCAAGTTCAGTCATAAATTGTTTTGTTTTGAAGGCAACTTCATATTTTTTTAATTCAATGTGTTTAATGTCTTTAGTTTCAAGCAAACCACCGAATGTTTTTGCAGTGAAAATAGAACACATTGGATCGCCTTTTTCAGCTAACTTCTTTAAGTTATTTATGGCAAACTGTCTTGATTTATTTCTACCATTGTTATAAGCGTCCAGATGAGCCGATTTTTTTCCTGTTTCTACTGCATATCTTTGACGATCCATAAAAGCATAAAATGTTTCTCTGCATATATCAAAATGTTTAAATATTTGAGTATCATATGCATATGTTTCGCAAAAAAGACTTTCCTCTTCCTTTTCCACATTTTCCTTCTTTAGAATATGTACTTTTTCTGACATTAGATGGCAAAATTTACCCTTAATTTATTAAAATTCTTATGAGTGCAATAACAAATAAAGCCACAATTGCAACGGGAAAATAAACTACTAATAATTCATCATACCATTTCAATTCAACTTCTTTTGGTGATTCTTTTATATATTCATTCATCAATTCACTTGGTTTTATTAAAGATGGTTTATTTTTCAAATTCAACTCCAAAAATAACAGTAGATGAAAATTGCGACAGCCATTAAAAGTGTGCTCCAAAAAATAACAGAAGCAGAGAGCCTGTCTTTTTCATCCTCACTCATAGATTCACACATACACTTTTGGTGTTTTTGTACTTTTTATAAAAATCAATAATCTGTTTTGGGTTCATCGTTTTAAACAAGAAACACCTCCCATATCAAAGAAAATTAATATATCCATATCATAATATTAAAAAATTTCCAAATGATTAGG